TTACGATAGCTCAGTTTTACGACCGGGCGTATTCTTTCGTATTGTTTGAATCAGACATAGAAAGAAGAGCAAAACTCGTCAAAAAGTACCATAACGCACAAGTCGAACGTGAATACCGGGAACAGTTGCTGCCTCGCGTTGATTTAGTCGTTATCGATGTGGATTCGGGCGATTCGGTCATTATGCAAAAAGTTATGCGGCAAGATCGTCCGGTAGTTCTGGTCTGCGAACACATGGACCGATGCTACCCGATTGGCACTTCGGCACCTTCTCCGTTTCCGATATGGGCATTAGGCCACGAGCTTACCAATGGTTTCTGCATTCAGGACACAGCGGAGACACTGCAATGGATGGCGGGAAATCTCGGTTATGAGCGTTTTGGCTACAATCGATGCAATTCTTTTTTCGTGCTGCGTGACAGGTTTGAAGATTTATTTTCTTGACAACTTATGCACTATGTGCGTAAACTAACAGGCGCGGGAGAAATCCCCCCATTCTGATTCTGACACGCTAGTTAGCGGCCAGGTCAGGCGAATACCAATTTCGCCGACTTCCGGGCCGCTTTTTCTATGGTCCGCAAGTGGCATCCACTCGCTCTCTAGGACCAATAACAATGATTTGGAATCTGAAAAAGATCAATGAGGATATCGCTGATGACCTCGCAAAGATCGACGCCATCCTCGCCATCGCAAAAGACGAAAACCGCGAACTGACGGCGGAAGAAACTGCGGAAATTGACGCTATCCAGGGCACCGCTGACAAGCCAGGCACGCTGCAAAAGCGACAGGCTGAAAAGGCACGAGCTGAACGCCACGAACTGATTATGGCATCGACCTCGGTGCGAACCATTGGCAGCCATGTCGTCGGTGGCGATCAACCCGGGATGGTCGAAGGACCAAAGGCCGTCAAAGTGCCTGCCACTGCCAAACGCCACGGCACTGTCAAGCATTTCAAGGGCCCGAACGCTGAGGCTGACGCTTACACCAGCGGACGGTTCTTGATGGCTGCCATCGGTAACCACGAACCATCGAAGATGTGGCTCAAGGAACACGGCATCCAGATGGCTCATGCGAGTGATGACAACTCCAAGGGCGGATACTTGGTGCCAGAAGTTCTTGAGAACGCCATGATCGATCTCAAGGAAGAATACGGACAGTTTCGGCAGTACGCTCGTAACTGGCCCATGTCTTCCGATGTGAGCTTGATTCCACGTCGAGTGAGCGGGTTCACGACCTACTTCGTCGGTCAGAATGACACGATCACAGCATCGGACACGGTGATGGATCAGGTGCGTCTCGAAGCCAAGAAGTTGGCAGCAATGACGCAGTTCTCAAGCGAGTTGAGTGAGGACGCCATTATCTCCGTCGCTGATTTCTACGCTCGCGAGTTTGCCTACGCACTCGCGGTCAAAGAGGATCAGTGCGGTTTTTTGGGCGACGGCACTTCGACCTATGGTGGCATTGTGGGACTCGATAAGGCACTTGCTGACGGGTCGCTTGCCACTGCAACCGCCATCACGACCGCAGCGGCGCTGACGATCACGCATTTTGAGGCGTGTGTCGCTAAGTTGCCACGTTTCCCAGGCATTCAGCCAGCATGGTACATGCACAACAGCATTTACCACACAACGGCAGGACGCTTGCAGTTTGCGGCTGGCGGAAACGCTGTCAGTGACCTCGCTGGAATGTCGCAGTTGCAGTTCATGGGCTATCCCGTGCGACTGATTAACGCGATGCCATCGGCAGCGGCAACGACCGTCAAGGTTGCGTACTTCGGTGATCTCGCGATGGCGGCCACGATGGGCACGCGTCGCGGTGTGACCTTGCGAGCCGATGAGTCGATCTACTTCGCACAAGACGCACTCGCATTGCGAGTCACTGAGCGATTTGACATCAACATCCACGAGCGTGGGACTGCATCCGCTGCGGGTCCAATCGTGGCGTTGGTGATGGGTTAATAGATGCTCCACTCGTCGCTCCGGGTGGATTCCGCCGGGACGCTGGCTCGCTGGCGTCTCGGTTTTTTCGATCAAATTGAAATCAATCTCATAGGATAAAAAATGAAGAACCAACAGACCACAAACGCAGTGATCGCACTGTCGGCACAGACAGCGGCAGCCACTGCAACCGTCGCTGGCGCGATCGTCGATATGAAGGGTGCAGATTATGCAACCGTCATTTTGACGACCTCCGCAGCGGCAAACACGAACGCGGCTCCTGTCGTTGTCAAGATTCAAGAATCGGACACAACGACGACAAGCGATTTTACTGACATCAGCACAAGCACGATGCAGCTTTCGGTGACGCTTTCAACGACGGCTGGCAAGATCGCGAAGTTCCATGTGGACAACAACGGGACGCGAAAGCGGTACATCCGATTGTACTCGACGCCAGGCACCCACACGACCAATAGCGTTGTGTCGCTTGCTGCCGTGGCTGAGTTGGCAATGGACGTCAACCCAACAGGGACGACGAGCCAAGCTGACTTTGTAGCGATTGGCTAATTTCCAAACAACACCCGGAGCAAACGAGTGACCTTAAATTCTGTAAAAGTGTGCGGGATGATGACATCGCCGCGATATGTGAACTGTTTTTGTCGTGATTACATCGATGCGGCGTTTGTCGCGGCGAAAATACCGCTGCAAGACTCGCAAGGTGTTTTCTATGGGCAATGTATGCAGAGAATGCTGACCCATGCAGTGGAGCGAGAAGTAGACATCGCTGTTTTATGTGATGGCGATTCGCTTTTCACGGATCGGGACATCATGCGGCTTTTGCAAACGCTGAATGAAAACGACCATATCGACGCATTGGCATCAATGCAGATCCGTCGAGGTAATACCACCGTACTGGCAAGCATTAAAGGACAATCGACGGCAGAGGTAAACGGCAAACCGCTACAAGTTTCAACCGCTCATTTCGGCTTGACAGCGATTGACCTGCGAAAGCTGCGAGATGTTCCGAAGCCTTGGTTTTGGTCGAAGCCTGATGACGACGGCGAATGGGGAGACCTTCGCGTAGATGATGATATTTGGTTTTGGAAGCAATGGGAGAAGTCTGGAAACACCGTCTACATTGATCCGCAGACCAGGATCGGACACATGGAAGAGATGGTAGTCATGGTTGAGCCAGGCACTTACACAGCCGTTCATGCCTATCCGAACGAATGGATCGAGTCATGCAAGTCGAATTGATAAAAGACTGGCGAGGGTATCGCGTCGGTGCAAGGTTTCCGATGGAACTAATAGGGGGAGGTGTCGCTGATGTTCTACTGCGAAACAACGTCGCAAAATTACTACCCGGACAGGATGGAATCGATCAAGGATCAGGAGATCCGCCATACGACGCGAGTGGTGACGCCTCCGACAAGCGAGCCAGTAACGATAGCGGAAGCAAAAGCACAGCTTCACATCGGCGCAAGCGATGACACCTACGACGCAGAGCTGGCGTCGTTGATCGCGGCGGCTCGGGAAGAGTGGGAAGGCGATACTTCGGTTGCGTTGATTACAAGAACTATTCAGCATCGATTGCCGAAGTTCTTGGACTCGGTAATGTTGACCGTTAGGCCAGTGATTGCCATATCGTCAATCATCTACATCGACACGGATAGTGCTGAGCAGACGATCTCTGCCTACAATTACTACCTTGATGGCGATCGGGTGCAATTCAAGCCAACGTTTCAGCGTCCATTGACTGAGGAACGAAGCGAAGCGGTGCGGATCACTTACACGGCAGGCTATGGCTCTGATTCTCGGGCGTGTCCGCAGTTGGACCGTATGGCAATCAAACTGAGTTTGGCCAATCGCTTTGAAGATCGAGACATGATTTCGGCGGCTGGCGATCGCAAGGCTTATGAGGCACTTGTCGCGAAGCGGATGAGGCCAAGTTATCCATGACATACCGGCCAGCCCGCAAATTTCGCGTAGGTGAGATGAGGCATCGTATCACCATCAAGACTGAAACCACTTCGCAGGACGAAGCCGGCCAGCCTGTGGTAACGCTGTCGACGTGGCTGGCCGGCGAACCCGCAAAGTTTGAGCCCACAAGCGGTGGCGAAGGCGCAAGAGGTCGGCAAGTCGAAGCCGGTATCAGTGCAATTTTCACGGTTAGGTATCGAGACGGGTACACGCCGCAAATGGCGGTAGAAATTGGTGGGGATCGCTACTGGGTTGTGTATGTGAAACCGGTTCAAGGGATGGACCGCTATCGAGAACTCCATTGCAAGTCGGTGGTGTTGTAATGGCTAAACTCAAAGGAACACGAGCATCGATTGGAATGGAGCTTGTCAATGGCGACAGCTTCAAGAAAGAGCTTGAGAAGTTTGCCATCGCAGTACAAAACCAAGTCGTGATGGAAGCGGTCAAGGCTGGTGCGAAACCGGTGCTTGCTGCGATGATCCCCAATACGCCAGAGAGCAACGGATCGCGAAGTTTGCAATCGGCAAAGACTCGCCAGCGGTGGAGCGGAAGTAAGAAGCTGAAAACGTCTATCAAGTCGGTGGTGCGGGAAAAGAGACGCATGGGAGTTACCCACGGGGCTATCGGTTTGGTTGGTCCTGATTACAGGTCGGGCGGCGGACATGGGAATCTATTCTCGAAGGACCACAAGCGGAAGGTTCTTTGGGGTCGTGACGGTGGCGGCATCCGAGTTGTCAATCAGTTCGTCAAGAAGACTGCCGACGAATCATCCGGTGCTGCCAGGTCGGCATTGATGGCGGCGTTGAAGTCTGGGATCTCGGCGGCGGCATCAAAAATGAGGTCTGAATAATGGCAGACCTTGGAAGTGCGGTACGCGGATACCTGGCTTCGGTTGCTGGCGTCACGGCATTGGTATCGACGCGAATCTATCCAGACTTTTTGCCACAAGGTTACAGCGTCAGGACTGGCGGGGCGTTGACATACACAATCATCGATACGGTCCACGATCGCCTGATTAACGGGTTATCGGGAATCGCGAGAAGTCGCATCGAGTTTGCTGCGTTTGCATCAACGCGTGCAGGTGCGAACTTGATTGCGGAGGCAGTTCGTGCCTCTGACATTATTGGACTAACCGGAGCAATGGGCGGGGTGTCGGTCGAGTCTGTATCCGTTGCAAGCGGCATCCAGACGCTTGATGAGCGGCCTACGGACGGTTCGCAAGAACACCGATACATGACAATTTTCGATTACCTGTTCGCTTACCAAGAGAGTGTTTGAAATGACAGTTCGATTTAAGACCGGAAACAAGTCGACGTTGACCCTCGGCGGGACCATGACCACCGGCGTTACAACCGCATGGGCTGGCAATGTCGTTTCCATTAACCCAGGCGAATGGACGCTAGGCGAGCGTGATGTTTCGATTCTTACGGATGAAGACTTCATGCGAGTCGATCCGCAAGACTTGGCGACAACGAACGAAATCAGCGGCGTAGTTCGTTTCAGCCCGGCCCTCGGTATGCCACCGATTGATGGTGGTGTTGAGACGGTGACGGTAACACTTCCGCAGGTGTCAACTGCCACTTCCGGCGTTACTCGCGGAACGATCACCGGAAAGGCATTTTTCTCGCGTGTTGCTTTCCCGAATCTTGCAAACAATGAAACGATGGATTGCGAATTCACGCTCAAAATGACCGGCGAATCGCTTTCGCAAAGCAAGGAAGCGTAATCGGTGGACATCAAACTAATTGACCACATAGGCGAGACGCAAAGCGGCAGGCTTGTCGATCATCAGCAGTGGATTGTCTTTGTTGATGACGTGCAAGTCGGCTATCTGCCTAAGTCTCCCGGTTCGTGGCTTCAGTGCATCGTCTTTATGGACGAAGCGACGAAGGCCGAAGTTGTTGAAGCGATCAATCGAAGGATTGATACCGGAATCGGCGGCGTTGTTATGCCTGTCGATCCAGATTTAGAACCCCAAGAAGAGGATTGAAATTGTCACTGACGAGAGCGACGTTAGGCAAGCTTACAAAGCGAGCCACAAAGAATTTGGTGATTGACGGAAATGGAGTTGTGATTCAGCGGCCAACGCCGCTTGAGTTCTCACACTATCAAACCGGATTGATTAGCAAAGACGGCAAGGCGGACGTGAGCAAGTTTGCGGATGCGATCCTTTTGCTTGTGGCTCGGATGTGGATCGACGACGAGGGCGAGCGGCTATTCAAAGACAGCGAAACGAAAGAGCTTGGATCAATTGATTTGGGCTTCTATCAGCAGTTGTCGATTGCGTGCCAAAGCTTCGTCAACGCAGGGGGAAAGGAAACGCTGGGGGAGTCCGAGAAAACCATCGACTCAGATTCGCTTGCCGAGTCTGTCTTGAGTTAGGAATCGACGACCCCGAAGCGTGGCTTGATTCGATACCTGAAAGGGTTTTCGATGTTTGGTGGAGTTACTACCAATGTGAGCCGTTTGGTTCGCACTGGGAACAAACCGCAAGCGTCATCGCAACGGTCCATGCCAATACGCAAATGTTGGCGGCGACAAGAGGCGTGAAAGCGGAGTCATTTAGCGTGGTGGATTTTATGCCAGGAGACTCTTTGACTTGGGTCAATCGCTCGAAGCGAAGAAGTAAAGGCATCAAACACCCTGCCGCGCAGGCGTCAATCATCAAGCAATCGTTTGGATTCCGATGACAGCAGCAATCACCGCATTGAATGTTCGCCTAGGCTTAGACGCCAGCCTGTTTTCGGAAGGTGCGGATCTTGCACGCGCGGAAGTCAATCGCGTTGCCGCTGTGATGCGTCAATCGGTTCCACCGGCGGAGAGGTTCCAAAAGGAAGTCGAGCTTCTCGATAGAGCGTTTTCGGAAGCAGGTAAGCAGTCGAAAGAGTACGCGAATGCTTTGGAGTTTTTGAATCAGAAGCACAAGCAAGGGGCGTATTCTGAAGAGGCTGTCAAGTCGCAAGAGATGCTTAATAGCCGGATGCGTGAAGGCGAGCAAGTCACAAAGTCAGTAATGACATCGCAAGAACGCTACGCACAGGAAGTTGCCCGACTAAATCAATTGCGTCGCGAGGGAGTTGTCAACGAGGAAACCCACCGACGAGCGTTAGAAGCGGCTAAAGCTGGAACGGACGAAGCCAGGACGGCATTAGAGCAGCACAACCGAATCACGGCTTCCGTGATGACCTCGCAAGAACGCTACGCACAGGAAGTACGCAAGCTGAATCAACTGCGTCGTGATGGCACGATTACCGAAGAGACGCACACTCGAGCACTCGCAGCGGCTAAGGCAAAGACTGACGAAGCGAAAGCAGCTACCGATCGGCATAACCGCACGATGGCCGAAGCCAAGCAAATCACGATGGCGATGCTGTCACCCGCTGAGCGGTATCAGATGTCGGTCCAGCGTCTTGGGCAGTTGCACAGGACTGGGGCTATTGACTCGGTAACTTATCGCCGAGCGATGGCACAGGCAGATGCGGAACTCAGGAAGCTTACAACGACAACAGTGGCAGCAACAAAAGGCCATTCGCAGCTAACCAGTCAAGTGAAGTCGTTTGTAGCGGCCTACGTTGGCATCCAGACTGTCACAAAGTCAATCAGCCTAGCAATCGAAGCAGAGCAGGCAGCGGCGTCGTTCAACGTGCTCGCGGGCTCGGTGAACAATGCGAACTACCTGCTTTCGCAGATGCGAGCGTTTAGCGACGTTTCGCCGCTGTCGTTTGGTGGCGTGCAGGATGCAGCCAAGACGCTGTTAGCGTTCAATGTGCCGGTCCAAGACGTGATGCAGACGATGCAGATGCTCGGCGACGTTTCGATGGGAAATGAGGAGCGGTTTAAGTCGCTTACGCTTGCGTTTGCGCAAGTGTCGGCAGCCGGGAAGCTAACAGGACAAGATTTGTTGCAATTCGTCAACGCCGGTTTTAACCCGCTGCAAGAGATCAGCAAGAGAACCGGCGAGTCAATGACCGAGCTTCGCGATCGGATGAGCCAAGGCGCGATCACGTCGGCAGAAGTATCGCAGGCGTTTGCGGACGCAACCGGCGAAGGTGGAAAGTTTCACGGCATGACCGAAGAGCTTGCCGATACGATGGGCGGGCAACTTGCTATTGCAATGGCTGATTTGGAGAAAGCTGGAATAAGAGTAGGTGAATCGCTTGCACCTTTGATCATCATGCTCACCGAAGGATTCGAAGATAGTTCCGGTGCATTAAACGGAGTTCTATTTCTTATCGAAAAACTGGCCGACGGACTGGCGTTTATCGTCGCTGTCGCAACCGATGCGACAAAGATCATAGCCGCTATTTTCCGTGGCGAAACATACGATACGCTGACAGTTCCAATCGATACCACTTCAAAGTTTCTTGACTCGCTAGACGAACGAGACCGCGAGCGTGAACGTGCGTTGCATGAAACGGCAACTGCATTCGATCAAGCTGCGGCCAGCGAAGCGACAGTTTCTCGCGAAGGCGTCGATGAGATAAACGAGAGCTTCGACAAGACGATCGCGAAGATTGAACAGCAGATAGCAGCTATGGGAATGAGTGCCGAAGCGGCAAGACAACTTGAGTTGGCAGCGGAAGGCTACACCGAAGAACAGGCCAAACAAATCTCCGCACAAGAAACGGTTCTTGCTCAATTGAAAGAGCAGGAAAAGATCGAAAGCGATCTTGCGAAGCAGCGAACTAAGGAAGCGGAAGAACTCGCAAAAGCACTTGAGGAAGTCGATCGAGCGTTTACATCCGAAGTTGCTTCTACGATGGCAGCGGTTGAAGCTTACTACGAACAGCAGCGAGCGGAAAACGAAAAGCGGCGTGCGGATGTCTCCGCTGGTCCTGGTGCCGGTATCGGGGTTGGAAGTGCCGAAGCTGTCAAATTCCGGGCAGACCAGATCAACAGTCGTATTGGCGCAGCAGCGGTGCCGGATCTTCCGACGCCAGGAGAGAAGGAAATCGCAGACAAGCAAAAAGAGATGCTAATTGCCCAACGCGAGGCAAACCGCAAGCAAGCCGAGCAACTTGAAACCGCTAAAGAGTTGCTTATCGCATTCAAAGAAAACGGATTTAAGAGGATTCGATAATGCCAAACTCATTGCGAGGATACAAGCGCGAAGGAAGTATCAAGATCCGGTCATCGGGCGGACTGCCGATTATCGAAGAGGTTTACACGTTTCTTGTAGACGCCGAAAGCAAAGATACTTCACGCTTTGAGGTGTTCAATTCGACGCCGGGCATACCAATACCGAACTGGACGCAATCCTCATACGGTTTGACGGTTTGCAAGGACGTGTCGCTGGTTCGAGACACAGGTATCGCAACGCTATGGCATGGGACGGCGAACTTTTCAAGCGAGATCGAAGAGAACCAAAGCGAAGACACATCAAGCAATCCTGAAACGTGGGTTCCAGTCTACGAAACAAAGTTTGAGCGATTGCAAGAAGTTTCGCTGGTAGATGCTGACGGTGACGCAATCGCTAACAGTGCAGGCCAGCCATTTGACAGTGGAATCACACGGGCAAGGTTTATTCCTGTTTGGGAGTTTTACCAAATCGAATCGGCCACGATCACTGACGAGCAAGTTATCGCACGCAATGAAACTGTCAACGATGCGACATTCAAGGGTAGGGCGGCTAATACGTTGCTTTGTACAGTGATGAGTAGCATTGTCGGTTTCTACTACGGCGCACCAAGACGACTTACAAAATACAGTCTCAAATACAATTCAAAGACTTGGAAAGATAAAAGGCTGGACGTTGGGACGGTGTATCTAAGCGGCGGAAACTTATTGCCGTACCTCGACAAAGAAGGCAACGTAATTCTTGGACCGCTCAACGGAAGCGGCGCAAAGCAAACCGCCGGAACTGCGCCAGCTATTCTTGAGTTCGACCAATTTGAGCAAAGCACGTTTTCGTCATTCTTGAGGATATAAATGGCTAACCTATCTCAAACCGCTGCCAACGTTCGCATCCGATCAAGCGGACCTATCGGCGTTGGTGTGTGCGGTGAAACGCTTACACAGGGGCAACCCGCGTACGAGTCTGCTGGCAAGTGGTTGCGAGCTGGCGCGGCGACAACCGCAGCAATTGCAAACGCACAGCGAATTGTGCTTGTCGGTGGCACGCTAGACACTCCATGCGTACTCGCGGCACCTGGTTGCGATGTTGATCTTGGGGCGACGCTTACCGTTGGAGAAACTTATTGCGTAAGTGCAACCGTTGGGGCTATTTGTCCGATAGGTGATTTGGCGTCAACAAACCGAGTGACGATCCTTGGCGTTGCTTCCGCGACAAACTCACTTACGTTTAGACCGGTTGCTTCTGGGGTCGCAAAACCATAATGGCAATTGACGACAACACCTACGGATTTTCAAAAGAAGACGCTGGCGAGTTGTTGAATTCGATTGGCTCGTCTGATGCCGAAAGCGGGCCCTCACGCGGTCGGGTAAGTCCGCAGATCCAAATCTTCCTGACTCCTACCGGAGGCATACCAGCACGATCTGGATCGACGCTCGGGCAAGCCAACTGCACCAAAGTGAGGATTGATGCGTTTGTGCTCACGACGCTAACTGGACAAACCAATGCAGTTGGAAACATGGCAACTGAAGATGTTGGCGAAGATGTTTACATCCAAGCCGTGAAGATCAACGGTCAATGGGTCGCAAACTGGGAGGAGTGTCCACCAGAAGGATCGTCAGGTGTTTAAGAAAAATACAGCGGGAGCACCATGCTGTCAGTGCATATTGCCATCATCATCAAGCAGCAGTTCTTCTTCATCGTCATCCGCCGGTGATCCCTGCGAATGCAATACGTCAAAACTGCGAATCCAAGCCGAAATATCAATCTCTGTAGACTCAGGCATGGCAAATGATGGCAGTCGATCCCTTCCAGTATTCACACAATGCGGAACTCTATTTGTAGGAAACGCTACGTTCACCGGTCTCTCTGGATTGTCTGGAACTTACTTTCTTGATTTAGACAAGAAAGTCCCGTGTGTTCCTGGTACAAGCACCATGTTTCAGAACAAAGACTACTACTTTTTTGGAGCGCCCTTGGTTGGACAATTTTATGACCCTACGGCTTCGGTGATTCCTGGAACGTGTTTGTCTAGCGGATCTGTGGTATGCGCCAACGACACGACAACTAGATGCACATGGATAAGGATTCGTCACTTGAATGGTACTATTTCTTGTCTCGTAGAATTATTTGGTCTTTATCCAGGCCCAGGTGGAACAGCTCCCCCGTTTACCACTTTGAGTCATACGGGACTAAGTTTTAACGAAAGCATCACATGCCCAAGAACCTTTCCTATTACGTTTGGGACTTTTAATATGGTCTCTTTTTGTGGATTTTTTGTGGGAACAGTCAAAGTTTCGGCGTTTGCAGTATGATTATATCTTGCTCTGGATGTGGTTCTGTGGTTGACGTTACAACGTTTCCGCTCAGATGTGCTTGTAGTGCAGTCACGCACGAGCCAGACGCTTTTGAGACGCGTAGCCCTATAAGCAAAGTCGGCACTGAACTCACCAAGTTGATTCCAAAACTATTTAACAGCCCTAATTGTAAATGTAAATCTTACGCAGCAAAGATGGATCGTTGGGGTGTGGTTGGTTGCGAAGAGCGGTTCGAGCGGATTGTCAGCCGCTTAATGATTCGGGCTCGCCGAAAATGGTTCATCGGGGCATTCCCTGGAATCAACGAAATCGTGATTCGGGAACTGTTGAAGCGAGCAATTGAGAACGCGAGAGCGAACTATGTACCGATCGATAACGGTGATTGGTTCGTCGCGATCACGACGGCACCGCGGCGCGATTGCACGCTAGCTGAATGTGTTCATTCGATGCGGGTTGCGGGTTGGGAACCGACTATCTTTGCCGAACCGCAATCTACCAAGACGGACGCTAAGACATTTTGGAATGAAACTCGAAAAGGTTGCTGGCATAACTGGCTAGCGTCGGCGCAATACGCAATCGAAAACACATCAGCGAAGGTGATACTAACGGTGCAGGATGATTCGCTTTTCCATCCTGATTCGCGATCCTTCACTGAATCGATTCTTTGGCCGAGCGATGACGCCGCTTTTGTAAGCCTATACACGCCACGCCACTACTCGGAAGGCAGGGGCGTTGGCGTTAATCGCATAGCAACGCGATCGCTATGGGGTGCTTGTGCGTTAGCTTGGAGGCGTGAAGTGCTCGAACAGGTCGTCACTCATCCAGCGGCGGAAAGCTGGGCTGGTATGCGTCCACGATCGGGCAACCCGGAGGTAATACAAAGGCGACGAGACAATCCTAGCTTGATTGCAAATAGCGATACAGCAATCGGTATCATCTTGAACCGGATCGGGAAGGCGATGTGGTTTATTGACCCTTCGCCTGTTACGCACATAGCATCCTATTCGACGCTATCGCATGGTGGTAACAGCGGGCGGCGTAATTGTTCGCGGTGCGCGAAGCACCATTTACCACTAGCTGCACAGGTGCGGCGATGAGATTCGTAACATCACTATCGCCTGGTCGAATTGAAAGACAGTTACGTTGCATCGATTCGTGGGCCAAGTACGGACTTGAGATTGTTGCTGTCCAGACGGAGCGAGAGTCGGATAGTATCGAGTCACTGTACAAGATGGTTAGCGTAGTTCGAGTACCCGAGCGAGCTAACGCATGGGGGCGGCCCCACTTGCCACGCATCGTCGATGTGATTAATCAATGCGACGATGGGCCAATTGTCATCATCAACAGCGACATTGAGATCACCGATTCGGTCGAGACGTTCCGCGACCAATGGATGACAGAGCGAGATGGATTGGTGCTAGGAATCAGGCGAGACTACACCGAAGGTTCGACGCCCAAGCTGACACCCTACGGCATTGATGCTTTTAAGATCACACCCGAGCTTTGGCACATATTCGACGTTGATGCCGGGTTTTGCATCGGTGCGCCGGGCTGGGATTACTGGGTGCCGTTTCTTGTGTGGCGAGAGAAGCTACCGATAGTCGTGTCGTCATCGGTGCTACTCCACGAAAATCACGCGATGGCGTACTCGTCAAAGGACATCAAAATCGCTTACCAACTTCTTACCGATGATTGTCTTATGCCGGGTGAGTCAATGTCCGTACTGATTCAACATATTACCGGACGCACTGGTATGCGACGAACTGTGGCAGATCGAAAGGCGAGACGATAAACATGGACGCATCAATCTTCATCCGATCCTACCGCAAAGACTTCCAGTGGCTTTCGTACTGCGTGCGAAGCATCCGAAAGTATTGCAGCGAGGACTACCGCGAAATCGTGCTGACGTACCCCGAGGATGACGATGGTTTAGTACCGACTATCGTCCGCGATTTGTGCGATAAGTGTATTCCGGTGAAGCCGCAAGCGGCGTTTGGGTATGTCGATCAACAGATCACCAAAATGAAGGCACATCACTACTGCCAACACGAGATGATTGTTTACATCGATTCGGATTATGTGTTCACGCAGCCATCGACGCCTGCGGACTTCATGCGAAATGGCAAGGTGTTCGTGCTGATGACACCGTACTCGGTGTTCGAGGAGAATAGAAGGAACAATCCACAATATGACGCGAACGTCTTGAAGTGGCGGACGGCAACGCGGAATGCCATCGGAATCAACCCAGATTATGAGTTTATGCGATGGGCTCCTGCGGTGTTTAACGCTGAGACGCTGCGATGCGTGGAACGCGACTATCCGACACTGTTGACGCACCATTGCCCAAGGCTCAAAGGCACGTTTGACTTTAGCGAGTTCAACGTTTTGGGGGCGTATGCCTACGTTCACCATCCAGAGATATATACCTTTGTCAACACCGAAACCGACGAGATGCCACGCAAAGTCATCAAACAGCACTGGTCGTGGGGTGGGCTAAGCGGCAAGATCGCGAAGTATCTCGACAAGGTTTGCCAGTGAGCATCCGCAGTTGAGTCTGCTTTACCCTGCATTCTGATTGTTTGCCGAAGCTGCTGCTCTAATTTCATGGGGTTTTCTCTAATATAGTTCTAGTAATCGCCATCCATGTTATTTGCGCCGAACGTCCTAATAAGTTGTTATCCGTCATTTCTCTACGTCGATCGGATTGCCGCTGTCTTCTTCCGCGTCTCTAAGAAGAGTCCCAAACCATGCAAAATTAACGTGATCTTTGTCGTTCTCTAGCATGATTGAAAGCTGTCGCATGACCTCCCATGCCTGATGCTTTCGCAACCGCACGCGAATCATGTGCGGACCTGGGAAGTGTTCGTCAAAATTAAACACGCCTTGAATGTCTGATGCTGCCATGACGGATAACAAACCAATGCAATCGAGTTGCCGTCGATGCGTTTTGGGATGGAAAATCAATCGCGGCAACCGATTGATTGGTAGCGTTACCAGGACCGATGGAACTCTAGCGATCCCTCGCTGCCGTCTTCCTTATGCGGAGACGCTATTTACGCAACCCCAACCAAATGAAGTACAAGCCGCAAAGTAGTGCCACAAATTGATCTGCGTGCATATCGCTTTCTCCTATATGGCGGTCCTGGTAACGGTCGGTCTTAGCCTCAACGGCCTCCGGCCTGGTAACAACGGTCTGTAGCCGCGTACGGCTACGTTTTCGATTCGCTTGCGCTCTGCATACTTTCCGTCGTCACACGGCTAAGACCGACCGTTCTACTGACCAGCAAAGAATACACTTGCTGCTTTGATGATGCGTTTCCTCGACTCCGAGTCGAAGCCAACAAGTCTCGTCACGACATCCGAGAAAGCCTCGGCTCCGACAATCGTGGCTGAATCGCTAACGGATCTCTTGTTCCAGTAGCTGTTCGCCAAGTCTTCATTTCCGTGAAAGCACGATGGCCCTCTACAGCCGCAACCATCACAATGGTGGTAGCCTTCCCCCGTATCTTCCACGAACGTCCACACTACTGCCCTGCTTCCACAAAACGGGCAAGGCAGTAGAACAATTGCGTGAACCGAAGTGCTCGATCCACCGTTTTCGATTTGTGCCATGTCTTCTCCTCGCACTCGGTTACGCATGTCGTTCCCCGTATCTAGTCTTTCGCCTTCGGTGGGCGGTTTGCTGGCGGTCGCTCCGTCAGCTTCTTTGCCACCTTCGTCGGAAGCTTCGCTTTGGCGGCTTCGCCCAGCCATGCGGCTAGCGTCATGCCTTCGGCATTAGCTGCCGCTTCAAATGCAACCCACCAGTCAGAAGGTTGCGTTATATTCTTGCGTTCGTTGGTCATGCGGTCCTCAACTGTAAATGGTGTTTCTTCCTGGTCGCGTGATTTTCTTCCACGCACTTAGCGACATTTGTTCCATTGTCGCACAAGAGACTCCCGCCTTTTTCAGTTTTTCCTTTACCAACTGCTCGACTTCTTGAGAAACTTCCATCGCTACTTCTTGCGTTTTGCGATGCTTCCATTGAATCACTAACTTTTCCGATACCTTGCGACGGAAAAACTCACCTGTCTTGTCGTCCCTGATTGTGTCGTTCCATCCGCGATCTGGCATCATTTCTTGAATCATCACCTTTGGTACTAGGCAATCCGCATCGGAGTAAATTTGCATTTCCTCTGCGAGCTTGTTTGCCATGTATGTCGCTTCTTGCAATGTTTTCGACTGCATTACTTGCGTTCTTGTCATCACGTTAGCATCCTCCCATCCAAGATTGCGCTTCGATCTTGTCGCCAACTTTTGCCGTAGTATTGACCCACACTTGGTAGCCTGCTTGATGTCCACCTAGCGTCTGAAACGCACCGTACATGTCAACTTGATGCCCCTTTGCTACCACCTCGCCGACACCTACCGGTCGCACACGATTTGCTCCCAATCGACCTTTGTGCTTTGGTGGGTTTGGCTCGACCGAATCGAACTTGATTATTACTGTCCTTCCGCTTGCCATCGTTTCGTTTCCTTGTTTGTGGTTATCGTTGCCGTGATGTAATTACTATACACACACTTATCGACTATCGCAAGAACTCTACACACACTTTCTGGAAATATTCTGGAAAATCTTTTGGAGCGTCAGAACGGGGAACAAAGTCATGCATCGAAGTC